TGCTGAGGCTTGGAAGAAAACAACCGATGAACTCTCGAGAGGTTTAACCGATGCGTTGATGCGCGGTTTTGAATCTGGCAAAGGTTTCTTCGACAACCTGCTCGACGTGCTTAGAAACAAGTTTAAGGCTTTCGTTGCCGAATCAATCATCAAGCCTTTCATGGACGGTGTTGCTGAGGGCATCACAGCTCTGACAAATCCACTTACCTTGTCAATCAAGTCTCTCGTGTCATCAATTATGAGCCCAATTACGGGCGTAATTCAAAGCACAATGAGCTCTGTAGCAAGCGGCCTTGGGTTAACTTTACCAGGAGCCACTTCTGCAGCCGGAGGAGCTGCCGCTGCTAGCATTATTGGTGGCGGCGCTGCCGCTACTAGCATTGGTCAGGGAGGTCTTGCAGTTCTTGGTGAAGGCGCAGGAGCTGCAGCTGCTGGCGGCGGTGTCTTAAGTGCTATTGGGTCGAATGTTGCAGCAGCGGGATCAGCTATTGCGTCTGGAGCTACCGCAATTGCTGGCGGTATAAGCTCAGGTATCTCTGCTGCCGCTACAGCGCTTGGACCTGCTGGATTAGCCGTACTCGGAGCCGCTGCTATTGCGTCTGTTTTAGACGGAGGCGAAACACGCCAGGGCGGTCGTTATTCGTGGACTAGGGGCTCTGGTTTATCCTTTGCAGGCGGTCCTTCCGGAGGTGAGATACAAGGCCCAGAGATAAGATCACAAATCGACGATTATGTTGCGTCAATAAATGCTCAATTAAGCAGTCTTGGCAGCGCAGCTATGGTCGAAAGCCTCGCTTTCGGACTTGAAAGCTCGAAAAATGGCAAAGGTGGCACGTTCTTAGGTGGTAGGTTGACCACAGGTCAAACATTTGGAGATAACGTCTCAAGCCCTAACGCTTGGAACTACAGCGAATCACTCACGCCAGAGCAAGCGGCGGCGCAGTTCCAATCCGAGGTTAGTTTTGGTGCTGCTGACGCTATTGCAGCTGCGCTTGGTCGAGCAAGAGGCACATCGCCTGGTGCTGGCAGCGGCGGCAGCTCTGGCTTGCAAGACAGAGACTCAGACATAATCGGCCTAGCCACTGGCACAAACTTTGTGCCTAGTGATATGGTTGCTATGTTGCACAAAGGCGAAGCGGTCGTGCCAGCACAATACAACCCTGCTGTCGGCGGCGAAAACGTCGTAGCAGCAGAGATTAGGTCGCTAAGAGATGAGGTCGTGCAACTGCGATTTGAGGCTCGTGCTACGGCTATCAACAGTGCGAAGATGGCTCGCTTGCAAGATAACTGGGACGTTCGTGGCCTGACGGTCAAGACCGATGTTGACCAGCCACTTGAGACGGTGACTGTATGAAGCTACTAAAGCCAGTTACTTTCACTCCGGCGATGCTTGATTACAGCAACGCACCAGAAACTTATGCTGCTTGGTCATCGGCAACCACTTATGCCAAAGACGCAATCGTTGACTACCAAACGCACTATTACATAAGCCTTGTAAACAGCAACACAAACCATATCCCTGACGCAGCAGGCTCTACATACTGGGCTTTATATAGCTCAGATAACACGCACTCCATGTTTGACGGTCAACTATCGACGCAGACCACGGCAACAACTAATTTGACCGTAAGACTCATTCCGAGCCCTTACTTTGTAGACTCGATTGCGCTTATCAATATCAACGCGACTGCATGTCGAGTCATTATTACGGACAACGGCGCAAGCCCTCCGATTTACGACCAGACATTTGACCTTGAGAGCAGTGTTGTAACGGACTGGTACGAATACTTTTTCGAACCCTTTAGCCTGGAAGATCAGCTTGTCATAACCGGCTTACCGATCAGACTTAGCGCAGAAATAACCGTGATTCTTACTGGTGGGTCTATTGCCATTGGGGAGCTTCTTTTCGGCACGATGTATACGCTAGGCGACTACGGGACGGAGCTAGGCGCAACCATAGGTATTATTGACTACAGCAAAAAAGACACCGACCCCGACACGGGCGTTGTAACCTTCCAAGAACGCGCTTATTCCAAGCGAATGAGCGCATCTTTTTACTTGCCGAATACGAGTCTAAAATCGGTTCAGAAAATACTTGCCGACGTTCGCGCTATCCCGTCCGTTTACATAGGCTCAAGCGACGAGGATTATGAGCCACTTGTAGTTTATGGCTTTTATCGAGACTTCAGCATTGATATTGCGTACCCAACGCGCTCATTATGCCGCATTGAAATCGAGGGTTTGATATGACAATCACCGCATTACCAACACCACCGAGCAGAGATGACCCAGCGAATTTCGCAACCAGAGCCGATGCTTTTTTAGGAGCATTACCGGACTTTGCAACCGAGGCCAACGCTTTAGCCGCTGCTGTTAATGCTGACGAAATCGCTGCTGATGCCTCTGCAACCGCTGCTGCTTCATCAGCAAGCGCTGCTGCGTCATCTGCCAGTTCAGCCTCATCTTCAGCGAGCGCAGCTTCATCATCTGCTAGTGCCGCTAGCGCAAGCGCATCAGCTGCCGCTGCTAGCTATGACAGCTTCGACGATCGCTACTTAGGCGCAAAGAGCAGCGATCCTAGCGTAGACAACGACGGTAATGCACTGATTACAGGTGCGCTCTACTTCAACACGACAGCAAACGAAATGCGTGTCTATAGTGGTAGCGCATGGGTCGCAAGCTATTTGCCAGCAGGGAGTTATCTAACTCTTACTGGCGGCACAATGACCGGCAATATCACATTTGCAGCTGGTCAAAGTTTTGATGCCTCTAAGATTACAGGCTCTGTTGCAATTGCTAACGGTGGTACAGGCGCAACGACACAATCTGGAGCCAGGACAAATCTAGGGCTTGCTATCGGTACGGACGTTCAGGCTCATCTTGTTAGCGGTACTAACATAAAATCTGTAAATAGCTCAAGTCTACTTGGCTCTGGCAATTTATCAGTCGGTACGGTTACATCTGTTGGTGCAACCGCAGGAACTGGCATAAGCGTATCTGGAAGCCCTATTACATCTTCGGGGTCTTTAACCATTACCAATACGGGCGTTACATCGCTAACAGCGGGTACAGGCATATCGGTTAGCGCATCAACAGGCGGTATAACCGTTTCAACATCTGTCGGCATGACTGAGATTACATCAGCTTATGCCTCATCATCGACTTCATATTCAGTCAGTTTGGATTTCAATGCTTATAAATATTACACTCTAATTTGTACGGCAGCCAACGGTACCGCTAGTGTAGGGGTAGACAATATTCGATTTAATAGTGATACAGGGCTTAGATATGCTTATCTAACCAATAATAGTGGTACCTCTACTTTTTTTGCAGGCTCCAATGCTATAAATGGTGTAGCCGGCACAGGAGGGTCTGTGTTTACGAACATATACACTCGTAGTAGCACTGCTTTAGGTGGTGCCAACATAGTAGCAGGGTATGGTACTGCCACTTCCGTGGCTTTTGCTTATGGTGGTTATGCCCCCAGTGGTACTGCGTCTATTACATCCATACAATTTAACGCAACAGGTTATTGGGTGCTCTACGGTGTTAAATAGGAAACAATCATGCCAGTAATTAAACGAGTATTAGTGCATTTACACGACGAAGGCCAGCCAGTAACTACGGAATGGCAAGAAATACCTTACTCAAGCCAAAAAGAAATGGTAAGACCGTTTCGTAATTCACGACTAGCTGCTACAGATTGGACACAGCTACCAGATGTGCCAGAAGCTACCCGATTAAAGTGGCAGGCATATCGTCAAGCTCTAAGGGACATGCCAGAGAACACACCTGATGATGTTGCTTTTGAAAACGAGGCTGATCTTCCGTGGCCTCCAATGCCTGAATAGCAATTATTCGATTAAAATCTAGCCATGACACCCGAGCAAAAGTCAGACGTTATTAGCGAAGCAGCAAAAGCCGCACCTCCGATTGCGATCACTACTGCCGTGACCGTTGGCGGCATGACGATCAATGAATGGGTCGCCATTGCCACGCTGATCTACATTGTGTTACAGTCCGGATGGCTTGTCTGGAAGTGGTATCACGCTATAAAAGACAAGAAGAATGCGAGTTTATCCTCCGATAGTTAAAGTTGTTTGGGAGGATGCCGCTCACGACACACTAGGCTGGGGTGAAAGCCTAGAAAAAGCCAAAGCGTTTCAAGTACCTGTCATTGTCAGCGTTGGATACTTAGTCGCTGAGAATAAAAAGGGTTTGAAGATTTGTCAGTCTATTACGGACGACGCTATTGCTCAGAGCTTGGTAATTCCTCGCAAGATGATTATCAGCATCGAGCGAAAGGCTTGGCAGTGCGTAAAAAATCGGAAGATGAAGAATTCATCAGGGTCTGGAAAGAGCTAGGCAGTCCAACTAAGATTGCAGATCGCATAGGTCTTACGCTTCGCAATGTGTACGAGCGACGAAGGGCAATCGAGAAAAAATACAACATCCTTTTACCAACAAAAGACGCTCGTTTTACCTTACCTGAGAATCGTAAACGAGCGACGCTAGAAACTGAAGGTTATGTGATCGTATTCTCTGACGCTCACTTCATGCCTGGAGAGCCTTCTGCGGGCTTTAATGCGCTCTTAAAACTTATCAAGACACTTAAACCTAAAGCAATCATCGCAAACGGAGACATCCTCGACGGTGGCACCATTTCAAGATACGGACCTATGGACTGGGAACCAGTCACTAGCCTGCGCGACGAACTCGAAGCAGTGCAGTGGCATATGGATCAGATCGTCAAGGCTTGCAAGGGCTTAGGAACTTTTCTGCATCGCACTACCGGCAACCATGACATCCGCTTCGATAGAAAGCTAGCGGGTACGGTACCTGAGTTCAAAGGCATCGCAGGAACAACACTTAAAGATCATTTACCTGAGTGGTCTGTAAGCTGGTCAGTGATGGTCAATAACATCTGCATGGTAAAGCACAGGCTTCAGCATGGCGGTATTCACTCTGGTTATAACAACGTCTTGAAGGCTGGCATATCGACCGTGAGCGGCCATACACACCTGCTGGATGTTAAAGGCTGGGGCGACTATCGCGGTAGGCGTTATGGTGTAAGCACAGGAATGCTTGCAGACCCATGCGGCAATCAGTTTGGATATACCGAGGATAATCCTTTGCCTTGGTGCTCAGGCTTTGCTGTGCTGCACTTTACAGATGGTCTACTCTTACCGCCTGAGCTGGTCGAGGTCATCGAAGGAACAGCCTATTTTCGAGGAGAAGCCATTGCGTAGAGCTATTGCAAGCCTATCGCTTAGTGCGGCAGCTTTGATAGGTATCGCTGTGCACGAGGGCTATTCTGATCGTCCGATCATCCCTGTCAAAGGCGATCGGCTAACTATCGGATTTGGTGACGCCACCAACGTCAAGCCAACAGACAAGACCGATCCGGTTAGGGCATTGATTAGGCTTGGTGAGCATGTAAGCCGGTTTGAATCAGAGATGAAGGCTTGCATTGGCGATGTTCCTTTGCATCAGCACGAATGGGAGGCCTACATCTCATGGGCCTACAACGTAGGATCAGGAGCTGCTTGCAAATCAACGCTGGTAAAGAAGCTAAAGGCCAGGGATTACGCTGGAGCCTGCAAAGAGCTACTGAAATGGGACAAGTTCCAAGGTAAGACGCTTGCAGGGCTCACCAAGCGCAGGAAAGACGAATATCGACAGTGCATAGGGGTGAAAGCATGACTGACTGGCGGCTCGTTGCTCTTATCGTTACGCTTGTACTCACGCACGGCACTGCCGTTTGGATGGGTCGCAGTATAGGCAAGTCTGCTCTAGATAAAGCCATGATTGAGCAGCAAAACCAAATCATCGAGTTAGAGCAGCAAACCAGAGAAATCGAACAACGACTAACCGCCGAGAAACATCAAGCCGAGGTTAAATATGCCCAATCTAAACGCCAAGCGGCTAGCGCTGCCACTGCTAATTTGTCTGAGCTTGAGCAGCTGCGCCACTCGCTCGCTTCCCGTAATCAGTCAACCGGCAAAGATACCGCCTCCAGCACCGGAGCTTATGGAGCCACAGAGCGCGAACTTTTCCGAGCGTGTGCAGAAACTCTTGCAGGCATGGCGGCAGAAGCTGACCAAGTAAGCGTTAAACTGTCTGGCCTCCAGGGTTATGTGAGCGCAGTTTGTGCAAAGCAATAACCTTATCGCGCACCATTTGCCCTATATGCTCACCATGCACTTTGTCGATCTTTTCCAGTAGATCTAAACGTTTGGCTTTAGGCACTCGCAAGACCATGAGCGCCCAGTCATGAACAACAAAGGGCAACGCTTTTTCATACGCTGCCCTTATTTCCTCAAGGTCAGAACTCTTAACCTGCTTGATAAGGTTGATCCACGATTCCACGGATCGACCACTCCCGAAACGCCTTATGTTTTGCCATTGTGTCTGGGCACTCGGTTGACGGTGGAATCCAGCCGCGCTCCCTCCAGATTTCTTCTACGGGTCTGAACTTTTCTGTCCTTGTCTGATTCTCGATTAACTCTTTCCAGTTGCTCATAATAAGCCTTTCGGGAACGGATAGACCGCATCCTCGTGAGGAGTTCCTGGCCGTGGTGCATTGAAGAACCTCCGTTTTTCCAACTCTGTAGGCTTCCATTAGAATTACTCCTTCATAAGTAACATGGAATTTATTTCTTTGTGTCTTTGTTTGTGGCATGGCTGGCAAAGCCAAACAACATCTAGCTTTTTGTCATAATCTTCATGATGGGCCAGCGATTTTGAGTTGTTACACTTTTGGCAAGGCAGCCGCACAAGATCGCCTTTTTTTATAGCCCTTGAAACTGCGTTATGAGCCGCAACTCTTCTTTTATCGGCATTTCTCCACAAGCGATTGACCTCGTTATGTAATTTTTTTCTATGATCCAATGTTGATCTTTTTTTATCGTATTCGCGGTATTTTTCAAGATTGTTTTTTCTGTGTTTTGAGTTGTCATTCTTTGTACACTCTTTACATTTATTAAGGTGACCGTCAGCCATGTATTGATGTGCGTAAAACTCACTTAACAGCTTGACGGTCTTGCACTTAAAACATTCTTTTGAATCGACCATGCTGCATCTCCTGTGCTGTAGATGCAACCATTATAGACCGATTCTAATTAAAAGGGATGTCACTATCCTCGTCATCGTTAGTCTTAGCGGGTCTAGTTTCCACGTCTTTCTGCTGGAACTTTAGGCCAAGATACTTTCCGTCGGAACCCTCGTTTACCCATCCGCTGATCCAGTAATCAATACCGGCTATCGTTGCAGACCCTCGATAATCGGGGTGTTGCTCCTTTTCTTTCTTTTTGTTCTTGCTTAGCGACCCTGTTAGTTCTTTTGGCATAGCTGTTGCTCCATTTGTTCAACCTCGACCAGGAAGTTAGTAAGTTGGATTTCGATAATCTTGAAATCCTCTGGCTTTGGTTGATAGCGAATAACGAATAGTTGCAAGTGCTCAGGCAGCCGTGGATCGAACGACACAAAATCGCACCACTTGCGCCCAGTCACGAGCATTTGAGTAAGCATTTGAGACTTGTACTTTGCTGGCACCTCCTTGGCTAGTAAGTAATCAACATGGGTATTGCTGTTTGGGCATTTGATCTCTAGTAAACCATCGTCGGCAAAGCCATCAGGAGACGCTCCAAGCCATTTTATAGACGGGTGAGTATGAAACCCTGTCTGCTCTACAAAAACGCCTGTATGGGCCTCATAGCAAGCCCTAGCGACGGGTTCTTGCTCGACACCCCATTGCATTGCTGCCGACTGGAATCCTTCGACGGGCAACTTCGTCAGTCTTTCCGTGACCAACTGGATTGCATAGTTGCGCCTGGTCGCAGTGCCTTGCTTTGCAATCGCATCGCTAGCCCTGCTCGCAGTAACGTGTCCCAGCCTAGCCTGATACCACTCAATCGTTCGCTGATCCATGTGTGACCCCTATCGTTTCCTGATGCCGAGCTTTACAAGGTCAAGCTCTGAATCCTTCATTTCGTCGGTCCAAATCAATCCCTTTTCTAGCGCATAGGCCAGAATCTGCTCGACATAGTTAGTAAAAGATTCCGTGTTTAACTCTGTTGTACTCGCTTCGACTTCTTTTAGCTGCCCATTCGGTAACTCGATCATCTCTGAGCCTAAGAATCGAGATTTAGCCCACTGGTGCCAGATTTCCTGCGAATACCGGCCACCGACTAGCTGCTCCGAGCAAGCAGTCAGCAAAGCCCAATAAAAGCGATTCTGAGCCGCTGTTCGAGGTGGCTTGATGATAGTTACCATAAGGCCCAATTCAGCGCCTTGTATGGCCTCTAAAGCCCTTACACGGTCGCTTTCAGTGGTGAGTATGATTCGCATTTCGCATGTACCATTTGTGATTAAACCGAAAAGCGCGTTTAGCACCTTCCTCAAACTTGTTTTGCTTTTCCGAGTACATAGCCTCCAGCAGTCTGCGCCTGAACTCTCCAGCGTTAACGTCAAGCCACATCAGATAACCATCGATGTCTTCAGACAGCAGGAATCGCATGGCTGAGACTGCATCGTCTTGCGGCGTGACACGATTAGGAACCCTGCA